TATCACAATTAATATTACTGTTGATGCGAATGATGATCCGACATATTTCTTAAAGCAACTTAATGATGCTCTTAGGAAAAATGGATTGCATTAAGAAAATGAATTGAAGTGGAATTTTAAGTGGTTTTGTTTTGTTAGAAGTAAGAAATAAAATACTTGACGTTGTTTTAGTTGTGTGGTATACTTATTAAGTGGGTTAATGAAAGGAGTAGCGAGTGGATAGATTAGATATATTCAAAACAGAACTATCATACATATTAAATCCTAAGATCAAAGAATTCACAGAAAAAGCATTAAATAACTTACCAGAGTATTTCTTCTCAATTCCTGCCAGTTCGTCTGGTAAATATCATCCACAATATGCTTTAGGAGAGGGAGGTTTAGTGAGGCATACCAAATCGGCAGTAAGAATTGCAGTAGAAATGTTTAGATTAGATATTTTTAAGTATACAGAAGATGATAAAGACATGATTGTTTCATCACTGATATTACACGATGGATTTAAATCGGGTATAAATAATAGTTCTCACACTGTTACTGAGCATCCTTTAATTGTTACTAATATGCTTAGAACTAACACAGACATTAATAGTTGTATTGATGAAGAAACGCTAAATATGATTATTGGCAATATTGAGTCACATATGGGTCAATTTGCATTTGATTATAAAACAAAACAAAAAATCTTACCTACGCCAAAAAATAAAATACAACATTTTGTACATTGGTGTGATTATTTAGCCAGTAGAAAATGTTTAGAGTTTAATTTTGATGTTAAGGTTGTGAGATAAAATAATAATAGAAAGGAAAGATGTTTATTAAAACAAAAGCATGGGGCCAAGTTCCTATCTGTAGAAGCAAACCACCTCCTTCTTTCAATTATATTTTAAAAGATCATGTGCATTAAATAATAAAATAAAAATATTGAAAGAAGGAATACATAATATGGCAAAAGTTAAAACTGGTGAACATGGACTACCACTCACAGAGGGACAATTTAAAGCTAGAGGTTTAGTAACTGGCACAAAAAAAGGTGAGAATTTCTTTAAACAAAAACCACAAAAAAATGGTTTTGAGAGAAATACGGTTAATTTTGGTGTAAAAACATCAGAAGATAATGAAGTTTATGTTCAAATTTCAGACTCAGAAAAAGAAGATGCATGGTTTTATAAAAAATCTGAGACAAAAGGAGAACAAGGAATTAGTAAGAAAATATCTTGGGGGCAACGTATAAATTTTAAAGAAGAGGGATTTGAACCTATTGGTGTAATTATCGGCCTAGACAAAGATGATAAAAATAAAAACATTACTAAAAGTATGTGGGATTATGATGCTGCTGAACTTCTTTCTAAAAGATTGAAGGATGATATGCCTGTATTAATAGTTGGCGAATTAGAATTTAGTTCAATGGAAGGAGAAAATGGTAAAAGTAGATTCAAAAGATTAAATATTAAAAAGATTTACAATTCGGTTGTTGACTTTGCGCAAGAAGATTTTAAGGAAGAAAGTAATTTTAAACAAAAGTGTTTATTTATGGAGATTGTTCAAGCTCAAAAAAATAATAAACCTGATAATGATGATCCAAGATGGATTATTAAGGCAAAAATTGTTACATATAAAACACTTGAAGATATTGAATTTGTTATTAGAAACAAAACGTTAGCATCAAATTTTAGAAAACATTTAAAACCATATAATAGAATTTCAATTCATGGTAAAATAAATAATAAACGTATGGCAGAAGAGGTTGAAAATAATAGTCCAGAAGATTGGGGTGGGGATGCAGATCCATTTAATCAAGTTGGTAGTCCTCGTAAATTTGAATTTGAAATTACTGGAATCGATACAAAAGATATAGATACAAAAACTTATACCGAAGATATTGTTATTAAAGCATTTAAAGCTCAAGATGAGTTTGGTAATGACAATTGGAATGGTGACGAAGGAAATAAAGGAGAATCTGAAGACCCAGAAATGGAATGGTAATCACTTAATTAACAATAGTTCAAAAGTATGGGTGGTTCAAAACGCCACCCCATACAAAATAATAAATAAAAATAGAAGGGTTGGATTTAATAATATGGCAAGAGCAAGAACTGGAAGTAATGTGGAAAAAGGTCTAAAATATTTTGTTTACGGTAAGCATGGTGTCCGAAAAAGTAACTGTGTAGCAGACTTTGCTAAAATGAATAAAGAAGGTAAACCTTTACGTGTACTGTATATTGACTGCGAGACAGGTAGTATTGATGGTTTTGGATTAGATAGGTTAGAAGAAGAAGGTGTAAATCTTGAGAATATTTATCTAGTTTACACATCTGCACTTTCAGAGATTAGATATTATTGCGATAAAGTTATTAATAATGAACCATTATATCATTTAGACGAAGATGGTATTGAAACAGAAGAAGTTGTATTAGATGCTGATGGTAATCAATTTATTGCAGACGCTATTGTAATTGACGGAATTACTGTTGTTGCAGATAATGTTTCAGATGCGGCAATTAATCTTTCTGAAAAAAGGGCAGCCATCAGAGCAGAATTACAAGGTAAAACCTCTGACGAAAAAGAAGTAATGGTAGGTACTGCTGGCCTTGAATTTAAAGATCATAATAAGATTAAATCAAGTGGCAAGTCGCTTGTTCGTAATCTTATTACAAATACTGATAAATATGTTGCTATCACTGGTAGAGCAAAAGATAAGAAGGAAATGGTTAAGAATAATAAAGGAGAAATGGTTCTTACATATATGGGTTATGAAGTTCCTGAGTCATGGGATTTTATTCAATATGAAGTATTTACAGTTATTCATAATATGACGGATGCAGATGGTGAAATTTATGCTGTAATTGAACAAAAGGATAGGACAGGGAAATATAAACCTAATGAGATTGTTAAAAATCCATCAGTAGCATTATGGCAAGATGTCATTGATAGTAATAAAAATAGGGGTAAAAATGTAGGAATGTCTCAAGGGAAAGTTAGTGATACTGTTAAGAAAAATGAAGAAACTTATAAAGAAATTGCAGGATATGCTGATGTTCCTAATAATACAAATCAAAATACTACAACAACTGATAATGCTAATGTTACAGTAGAGTCTTTAATTAAAACTATTGAGAAACTTAAAGAATCTATGCCTCCCACAAAACGTAAAGCGATGAAACCGTTATTAGAAAATGAAGGTTTACCAATTCAATTTACGCCAGATTTGTCAATTGAGACACTTCAAAAAATATATGATATTATGGCAAAGAATTAATAGCAAAAGTAAGAATAGTAAAAATGAGGAATGGTTTTTTATCATTCCTCATTTGAGCAGAATATTGGAGTGAAAATATTTGAAAGAGATATTAAGAAAATGTAAAGTGTGTGATAAACCAAAAACTAAAACAATTAATTTAGAAGTAGATAAATTCATATTTTATCAACAATCTTATTATCATTATGATTGTTTTATTAAATTTCAAACAGATAAAAAATGTTTAACACTAGATAATGCAATAAAATTAGCTAATGAAATGGTTATTAAAACTACAAAATCAGATTATGTAAATAGTTTGATAGATAGAGATAGGCTTACATATTGGATATATGATAATTATAATTTAACTGTACTGCCAGCATTGTTTTTCCAGAAAACTAAACAGATCAATGATGGAACATTTAGTATGCGTATAAATGCTCCAATCTCATATTATGATTTATTACAAATTTTTAAAAAAATGAAAACCTATCTTGACAAAGTAAATAATAATAATGAAAGGAAAGGTAAAAAAATAGATGTTATTAGAAGAATTGATTATGATTTAGCAATTGTAATCAATAATTATGATGAATATTTAAAATGGAAACAAAAACAAAAAACAGAAGATATAGTAAAAACGGAAATTAAAAATGATTTAGTATTAAAAAATGATATAAATATTAATACAATCACATCATTACAACGGAACAATCAAAAGGAAAATGAAGAGATAAATATTGCTGATATTTTAGATGAGGTTTTTTAAAGAGAGTTGGTGTTATATTTATTGGAAGAAGTAAAAAATTATAATGTTCAGGCAGAAACTTTATTAGTTGGTTCTCTATATAAAAATCCTGATATTTATGTTGAATATGGACATATAATGCGTCCTAAATATGATTTTTATGATAGTTCTTGCAAATTTTTCTATGATAGTTTTGATATTATGTTTCAAACATTCTCACAGGAGTTTACAGAAAATAATATTAATATTTATATGTCACAAGATAAGAAAAGAAACGCCGAATACAAAAATTATGGTGGTTATAAAACAATAGAAAAAATGAAAGAACTTTCAACTGTTGATGATTTTAAAAACTATTTTAATATAGTTAAGAAATTCTCTTTAGTGAGGGAGTACGAGAGAAGTGGTTATCCTGTTCAGAAAATACTCGAACATAAGAATTTTGAAAAGTTTTCTGCTAATGATATTTATAAAATGATTAAAGCAAAAGCGGATACTATTAATACTATAATTAGTGGAGGTGAAGAAAGTGTTGTATTGGGCAAAAAATCCGTAAAAAGAATTAAAGAATGGATTAAGAAACCTAGTTTTGGAATTACATTCCCTTGGAATTGCTGGAATTTATTTTTTAGAGGTTTCCGCAAAGGGAAATTAATTGTTGAGGGGATGTTGTCTAATGAAGGTAAATCAAGAAAAATGGTTGCCCTTGCTACACATATATCTTTAGTCGAGAAAAAAGCTGTACTTATTATGACTAATGAAATGTCAGAAGAGGATATTGAAGCTTGTAAAATTGTTACAGTTATTAATGATCCAATACATAAACTACATTTTGATTTTGATTTAAATAAGACTGAGGAAGAAATTGTACTTGGAAGATACAAAAGTGACATTACTGGTAAATTTATTGTTAGAGAATTGGATGAAAATGAAGACCCTATATTAACTGACGAAGAATATGAACAAAAACTATATGATGAATCAACAGAATATAGAAACACATTAATAGTTGGAGAATGGATAGAACAAAATACTAAGATATATTTTAAAGAGATGAGAGAATATGCCGATTATGATATAGAAATGGAAATACGAAAGCATGTCTTGTCAAAAAATGTTGAGTACGTGATGTATGATACTTTAAAAGGATATAGAACAGATGCGTGGGAAACTATAAAACAAACAGCAACTAGATTGGAAGAATTAGCTAAAGAGTTAATGATAGGAATATATGCCAATTTTCAACTCACAGATGACTCGGTATACTTAGAAGTGTTTGATTTAAATAGCATGAACTTAGCAAACTGTAAACAAATATTCCACGTATTGGATTATCTTGTTTTAGGTAAGAGATTATTTAGAGATGATTATGACAAATATTCTATTATTGATGACTGGGGTGGAGAAGTACCACTAGATATCACAAAAATATATTATGGTCATAGATTTGCTAAAAGTAGGACTGGTGGTAAAGGTAAGGTTACAGTATGTGAAGTTGATTTAGACAGAAATACATGGATTGAGGTTGGATTATTAGTAAAGAAGGGGAATAGGAATAGTGATTCAAAACCTAAACAAAGGTTAGGAGCATAAAACTTTATGGAGGTAAAAGAATTATTTGCAAAAATTATAGAAAATAATGATATAGAAAAGATACTTAAAAATTTAGATATGCATCATATAGAAGATAAAGGAGAATATTTTACTTGTGGATTTCCAGATGGCGATGCCAAACATGTTGTAATTTATAAAGACAATCTTTGGGTGAATGCTTATACTAGAGATATCTCAGACAAATATGGTTATACAAATATTATTTCACTTACATCTTTTATAAAGAAATTATATTTTTCTCAAAGTATAAAATGGATATGTGACACTTGTTCATATAATTATTATGAGGAACCAACAAGTAAAACAGAAATGCTAAAATTTCTCGATTATATCTATGAGCAAAAAAATGGTACGAATAAAAGTGAAGAAGATGAAATAATAAACTTAAAACCGATAGATGAAGATATTTTGCAATATTATGGCAATTATGCTAATAAATTATTCTTACAAGATAATATAGACTTGCAAACACAAATAGATTTTGGTTTTGGTTATGATTTAGAAACACATTCTATTACTGTACCAATTAGAGATGAATTAAATACGCTAGTTGGAATAAAAGCTAGACTTTATAAAACACAAGAAGAATTAGAACAATGGGAAAGTAAGTATTTTTATTTAGTTCCATGTGCTAAGTCTAAAATATTGTATGGTTTAAATAAAACTATGCCGTATATAAAAAGAGAAGGTTACGTTATTATTACGGAGGCAGAAAAAGCGACTGCTCAATTATGGTCATACGGGATAAGAAATGCTGTAAGTATTGGTGCTCATACATTATCAAAATACCAAGTAAAGAAATTAACACACTTAGGAGTAGATATTGTTTTAGCATATGATAAGGACGTAATGTTTAAAGATGGAAAATTTAATAAAGAATATTATGACAAAGAATGTAACAAATTTTTAGGTAATCAAACTATTTATTGTTTAGTTGACGAATATGGGATATTGGGAGAAAAGGAAAGTCCTACTGATGATAAGATTAAGTTTAAAAAATTATATGAAAATAAACGAATAATGAGAGGAATTAAATATAAATGAAATATAAAATTATTGGAGAAAACAATTACAATGCTACAAATTTATTATACGAAATACTTCATAATAGAGAAATAAAAGATATTGAAAAATTCCTAGATATTAATGACAGTGTTGTTACTAATCCATTAGATTTTAAGAATATGGATATTGCAGTTAAGTGTTTGTTGGAGCATTTAGAAAAAGAGTCTAATATATTGATTATTTGTGATGCCGATTGTGACGGCCTTACATCTTCTACATTACTCTATAATTACATAAAAGAGGTCTATCCAAATGCTAATCTATTTTTCCAAAACCACATCAAAAAAACACATGGTATTATGTTGGATGATTTGAAAGATACACTACCAACAATTCAACTATTAATTCTTCCAGACGCTTCAAGCGAACAATTTAAAGAACATAAAATTGTAAAAGATATGGGAATTGATATTATAATTCTTGACCACCATAGCGTAAAAGATTATAGTACAAATGCCATTGTTGTTAATAATCAACTATCTAAGATTTCTACTAATTTATCAGGGGTTGGAATGGTGCATAAATTTTGTAAAGCACTAGATGAAGAATTGTGGGAAGATAAAGCTGATAAATATTTAGATTTAGTAGCAGTTGGATTAATCGCAGATTATATGAATACCAAAGATTTAGAAGTGCAATATTATGTTCGCAAAGGATTAAGTAATATTAAAAGTCCTGCTCTAAAAGCATTAATAGAAGCACAAGATTTTTCTCTAAAAGGAGAAATAAATCCAATTGCTATAGCGTTTTACATTGCACCTTTAATTAATTCAGTTTATAGGTTAGGGAAAATAGAAGATAAAGACTTAATGTTTAAATCTTTTGCAAATATAGATACAGATAAGATGTACATATATAAACCTACTAGGGGTAGTAAAAAAGGAGAAGAAATTGAAGAGTCAATACATCAACAATCTGCTAGAATGTGTGTTAGTTATAATGGTAAAAGAAAAAGATTGTCGGATAAATTAATTAAACCTGTCGAAGATCAGATTAATCTAGATAATAAAATTATATGTGTAAAAGTTAATAAAGAAGAATCTGAAGGTATGTCTGGGCTTTTAGCAAATGCTTTATTGGGTAAATATAGCAAACCAACAATTGTCTATTCTATTAATGAAAAGAACGAAATTAAAGGTAGTATGAGATCAAATACAGGAGATTTTAAAGATAAGTTGCAAAAAACTAATTTATTTGTTTTTGTAGCAGGACATCAAGACGCAGCAGGAATACAAATTAAAGAAAAATGTTTAGAAGGAATTGATGATAAACTTAATGAGTTTTTTAAAGATGAGACTTTTGAGAAGATTTATTTTGTAGACTTTAAAATTCCATTTGAAGAAATGTCGTTTGAGTTTATAAAAGATATTTGCGACTTAAAATATATCTATAGTACAAATATCCAAGAACCATTAATTTATGTCGATAATGTTAAAGTTCGTGCACAAGATATTAAATTATTAGGTGAAGGTAAAAATACTATTAAAATAGAAACGGACGAAGTTGATTTTATAAGATTTAAAAGCAATGAAGAAATGTATAGTAATATGGTTGATTGGAAAGATGAAGTGGTATTAAATATTGTTGGTAGAGCAAGTATTAATGAGTATAATGGAAAACTTACTGGGCAAATATTTGTTGACGAATGGGAAGTGATTGAATAGATGAATATTTATAATAACGAAGATATTTTAAGGCAAGAAATAATATCTTCGTACATAGAAGGTAGTTCTGCTATAAAAATAGCAAAAGAATTAAACATTAATAATTATAGGGTATATAAAACTTTAGAAGATAACAATATTGAAAGAAGAAGCAATTCTATTAACTCTAAAAAATATACTTTTAATGAAAATTATTTTGAAGTGATTAATGATCCAATCAAAGCCTATTGGTTAGGATTTTTATACGCTGATGGATACATATCTAAGAATAAAGAAAGATATAATAGTGGGCTTGTTGGTTTATCAATCCATGAAAAAGACGAGGAACACCTTTTAAAATTCAAAAATGATATTCAATCAACACATGAAATAAAACATTATAAAGTTAGTAAGGGTAAGGGGTATTCAGAAACACCATATGTCAGACTTATCTTAAATAGCAAAACCATATATGGTGATTTAGTTAATCATGGACTAGTAGAACATAAGTCGCAAGTAAAAGAACCTCCTAAAAATTTACCTAAAGAATATGAAAAATATTTTATATTAGGATATTTTGATGGCAATGGAAGTATTTCAATGTCAAAAGATAAAAATAGTGGATTTGATTTTAAATTTAGAATTACAAGTACAAAATTGATGCTAAGTTTTATTATGGAACATCTATATAATAATGAAACAATATATAAAATTTCAAATACTTATAAAAGGCATAGTTATGATATTGTTGAAAGTCTTGATTATGGTGGTAATCAACAAGTATACAAAATAATGAAGTATTTGTACGAAGATACGGAAAGATTTTTACAAAGAAAATATGATAGATTCTTAATGCTTAAAACACAAATAAATGGAGGTTAAATATGTTTATAAATTTACATACGCACGATGCAAAAGGGTCTTTGTTGGATGCTATCCAAACTGTTGAGCAAATGGTTGAGCATACTAAGAAAAATAATCAAACAGCATTGGGGTTAACCAATCATGGGAAAATGTCTTCATTTGTTGATTTTGTAAAAGCATGTAATAAAAACAATATAAAACCTTTAATTGGTAATGAAATGTATGAAGTTGATAATATGTTTGAAAAACAAGATACAAAAGAATATCATCAACAAAGATATCATTTGGTTTTATTTGCAAAAACAAAGCAAGGTCTTATTAATTTGTTTAAAATAACGTCTGATGCTTGTACTCTTGGTTTCTATAAAAAACCAAGAGTATCAATTGACTACATAAAAGAGAATAATTTAGGGGAAGGAATTATATGTCTAACTGCTTGTCAAGTCGGAAGAGTGAGTAGATGGTTGACAAGTGGAGTGGAAAATAAAATTGTTTATGAATATTATTCTAGTTTAGAAAGTATATTTGATAATGTATTTTGTGAGATACAATCACACAGTACGGATTCTCAGAAAGAGGCAAACAAAAAGATTTATGACTTTATTAATGAATATAATTTACCTTACGTAATTACTACTGATGCTCATATGATAAGTAAAGATCAAATTAATTCACATGCTGTTTTTGTAAAAATAAGCGAAGATAGAGAAGTTGGAGAAAGTTATGTTGATTGCTATCTTCAAACTGAGCAAGACGTTTATGACATCTTAGAGAATCAATTTGATAAAGAATTCATAAAGAAAGGTATTGAACAAACTGTAAATATCGCTGATATGATTGAGAATATTGATATAGGACTTAATAAAGGTGTTATCATGCCACAAGTTAGAATTCAAGAAGGATTTGATTCAAATGAAGAATATCTAAAATATCTAGTATATAAAGATTTTGATAAAAAGTTTAGTAATATGTCTACACAAGATCAGAAAATTAGGAAAGAAAGAATAGAAATTGAATTACCAGTATTATTCGCGTTAAACTATACAGATTATTTTATTATGCTTTATATGTTGGCACAAGAAGCAAATAAGAGAGGTATCCCAAGGGGATATAGTCGTGGATCTGGAGCTAATTGTTTGTGTCTTTATATGTTAGGAGTAACACAAGTTGATAGTATTAAATGGGATTTAGACTTTACGCGATTTGCTAATTTAGGAAGGAAATCAGTCGGGGATTTTGATTGGGATATTTCAAAGCGTAGAAGAAAAGAATTTGTAGAAATATCCGAAGAATTATTTGGTAAAGATAATGTTGCTCCAATTGCCACATTTAATAGTTTAAGTACAAAAGTAGCGATCAAAGATATTGGAAAAGTATTAGACGAAGATATTAATGGAGAATATTATAAAAAAATCCCATATAAAATGCGTGACGAAATAGCAAAAATGATTCCAACTATTAAAACAATTAATGATTTAGGCGAGGAAGAAGAAAAAGAATTTCTACTTAAAGATATATTATTTAAAACAAAACGTTTAAAAGATATTTACGAACAATATCCATTGTGGTTTAAGTATGTTATGGAACTTGAAGGACTGCCAAAAAGTATGGGAAGACACGCTGCTGGTACTCTATTAACTCCAAAACCTATTATAGAGTATTGCCCAATATGTTATGACTCAGATGGGAATAAAATGATTCAACTTGAAATGCATTCTGCAATGGATGATCTAGGACTTACTAAAATGGATTATCTTGGACTTGAAACAGTTGATATTATTGATGATACTTTAAAAATGGAAGGATTAACTTGGGATGATGTAGATATAAACAATCTTAATCTTTCTGACAAAAAAGTATTTGATACTATATATAAAACTGGAAACACAGTTGGCATATTTCAATGTGAATCTTCTGAAGCAAAAAAAATGTGCATTGAAGCTGAGATTGAGGACGTAGAAGGGATTTGTGTAGTCAATGCAGCCAATCGTCCAGGCACAAAAGATAGTTTCCCAGTTTATTGTTTTAATAAAAAAAATCCTGATAAAATAGAAATATTACACGACGACTTAAAGAAGATATTTGAAAAGACACAATTTGTTCTATTATATCAAGAGCAAGCTTTACAAATATTTAGATATGCAGGATTCCCAGAAAATGATGTAGATAATGCAAGAAGGGCTATTGGACATAAAGAAAAAGAAACTATGCAAAAATTATATGTAAAATTTTATGAAGGATTAAAAGAAAAAAACTGGACAGAAAATCAAATTCAAGAAATATGGAATTTAATGTCGAAACAAGCAGAATATTGTTTTAATCGAGGGCATTCCATATCTTACAGTCTATTAAGTTATCTTACTGCTTATCTTAAAACTCACTATACGCTTTCTTTTATGACATCATGCTTATCTTCCAAAAGTGATAATGTCTCAAAACTGGGGGTTTTTATTAATGAATGCCAAAGATTAAACATTAAAGTTTCTCCTCCTAGTGTTAATTATTCTAGTAAAGAATTTGGTACAATACCTACAAAAAATGAGATATTATTTGGATTAAAAGCAATTAAGGGACTTGGTGATTCTGTTGTCGAAACAATTATTAACAATAGACCATATAAGAACTTTGATGATTTTTATGATCGAAATAAAAATGATGGAAAGATTGATAAAGGAAATGTAATAGCGTTAGCTAAAAGTGGAGCATTTCCAACTAAAAATAAAAGAGATTTCTTGATCAAATATGCAGAAAAGTTATTTGATTCTTCGTTTAATTTTAGAGAATATAAAGATGTAATTTCTTTACCTACACAAAAAGAATTAAAAGAAAAATGGGGCATTGATTCAAGTGTCATAAAAGATAAAGATGAAAAGTTAAGAATTTACAATAGAAAAAAGAAAATACAATTCGATATAGAAATGCAAAATAATCATAAAACAAAAAAGGAGCAGTTTATTAATGATTTTATTGATAAGTATTTAAAAGATGAATATATGTGGGAATTTGAAACACTTTCAATGTTTTTGACTAAAAACCCTTTAAAAGAAGCAAGTAAATATATTACTCCTTGGGAGGATGTTGAAAATGGAATTGAAGCAACAACAATTTGTATTGTAGTAGACATAAAAAGAAAAAAAGATAAGAATGGTAATGCGTTTGTTTACATTGATTTATATACCCCATCTGGGATGATTGAATGTACTTGTTGGTCTTCTCAATATAAAAAATATCAAGACTTGATTAAAAAAGGAAATAGTTTAGCTATTTTTGGAAGAAAGAATAATGAGCAATTGTTTGTTAAATTAATGAAAGGATTTAATGAATGGTTAGAAGAAAAAGAATTGTCTGAAAGGAATTAAAGAATGATAGAATTAGAATCATCTAAAGAATTAGAAGAAAAACCAGACTTAGACAAAGTATATGAATTTTCTGCAACCGTTACATACTCTATATATTAATCAACAAAC